GGCTGGAACGCTGGCAAAAAGAAGACATCATCCACCCGCTCTTCGGCTGTAGACGCGAAGACGGCAGCCGCCGCTACCGAACCTGTTATATAGAAATACCGCGCAAAAACGGCAAGTCCAGCCTTTGTTCCGGCGTGGCGCTGTATCTGCTTTACGCCGACAGCGAGCCGTCCGCCGAGGTTTACAGCGCAGCGGCTGACACCAAGCAGGCGGCGATAGTGTTCAACGTCGCTAAGGGCATGGCGATGGCGTCGAAAGCTCTTATGTCGCGCGGGCAGATATACCGCAACTCGATATTCGTTCCGCGCACGGCGTCAAACTATCAGGTTTTAAGCTCCGACGCGCCGACAAAGCACGGCCTCAACGCGCACGGGATTATCTTCGACGAGCTTCACGCGCAGCCGAACCGGGACCTGTGGGACGTGCTGACCACCAGCACGGGTTCGCGGACGCAACCGCTTACGATGGCGATTACCACTGCCGGTTTTGACCGGAACTCCATCTGCTGGGAGCTGCACGAATACGCGCGCCGGGTGAAGGAAGGCGTGGTCCCGGACGACACTTTTCTGCCGGTCATCTACGCTGCTGACGAGACCGACGACTGGCGCGACCCGGCGGTGTGGCGCAAAGCCAATCCCAACCTCGGCGTATCCATCAGTGAGGATTACCTCAAACGCGAATGCGCCAAGGCGCAGAATGTCCCGGCATACGAGAACACCTTCCGCCGCCTGTACCTGAACCAGTGGACGCAGCAGGAAAGCCGCTGGCTGCCGATGGCGGCATGACGCTTCTGCCGGGTCTGTGATACCCGAAACGCTACGGGGCAAGCCGTGCTACGCCGGGCTGGACCTCTCCAGCACCACGGATATAACCGCCCTAGTGCTGGCGTTTCCGGTGGAGGACACAATCAAGCTGCTGGCGTTTTTCTGGATTCCGGAGGACGATTTGCGCGGGCGTTCCAACCGTGACCGCGTGCCGTATGAGCTGTGGGTGCGGCAGAAACTGATATTCACGACCGGCGGCAACTATATCGACTACGGGTTCGTCGTCGCCAAGATAGCGGAGCTTCGCAAGCAATACGCGCTGAAGGAAATAGCCTTCGACCGATGGGGTGCGGCGAAAATCGTGCAGGAACTGCAGGAGCTTGGCCTGACGGTTGTCCCGTTCGGACAGGGGTTCGCCAGCATGGCGGGGCCGAGCGGCGAACTTCTTCGGCTGGTGCTGGCGAAAAAGCTGCACCACGGTGGCAATCCGGTGATGCGCTGGATGGCCGATAACGCCGTGGTCCGGATGGACCCGGCGGGCAACATCAAACCTGATAAGGCGAAAAGCACAAGCCGCATAGACGGTATCGTAGCCGCCGTAATGGCCTTGGACCGTGCCATGCGCCATTGCGGCAGAAGCGTCTACGAAAGGCGAGGGATAACGATTTTATGAACTGGCTCAAAAAGATTTTCAGTTTTGGCGGGCGCAAGATGCAGAGCATACAGCAGTTCTTTGCCGACGTGTTCCTGCCGCTATCGGACACGCAGAGCGGCGTGCTGGTGAACGAAACGCTGGCGTTGAATCTGTCGGCGGTATACGCCTGCACACAGGTGCTGTCGCAGACCGTGGGCAGCCTGCCGCTCCACGTTTACCAGCGCACGGCTGACGGCAAAAGCCGTGTTGCCACGCACCCGCTTTACAAGCTATTGCACGATGCGCCGAACCCCGAGATGACCTCCATGAGCTGGCGGCAGGCCATCATGTTGCACCTGTGCATGTGGGGCAATCACTATTCGGAAATAGAGCGACGCAACGGTGAGCCGGTTGCATTGTGGCCCATTACGCCTTGGCGTGTCGCCTTAAAGCGCGTGAACGGACAACTGGTGTATGCGGTCGCGCTGGATTCGGGCGTGGTGAACGTGCCTTTCGCGGATATGCTGCACGTCAAAGGCCTGTCCTATGACGGGCTTATCGGCCTGCCGCCTATGCGGGCGGCGAAGGAAGCTATCGGTTTGGGCCTCGCGGCGCAGAAATACGCGGCTAAATTCTTCGCCAACGACGCACGGCCCGGCGGAATACTTGAGCATCCGGGCCAATTGTCGGATGAAGCGGCAATCCGGCTCCTCAAATCCTTTGAGAAAACGCACGAGGGATTGGACAATAAGTTCCGCGTCGCGGTGCTTGAAGAAGGCATGAAGTTCAATGCGGTGGGCGTGCCGCCGGAGGACGCGCAGCTTTTGGAAACACGCAAGTTCGGTGTATCCGAAATCGCCCGCTACTTCCGCATGCCGCTCCACAAGATAAGCGATTTAGACCGCTCCACGAACAACAACATCGAGCATCAGGCGATTGAATTTGTGACGGACACCATCCGCCCGTGGCTGGTGAATATCGAGCAGGAGCTGTCGTTCAAGCTGTTCTCTGGCGATTACTTTCCTGAATTTTTGATTGAGGGGCTACTGCGCGGCGACATCAAGACCCGCTATGAAGCCTACGCCATCGGGCGGCAATGGGGCTGGCTGTCGGCGGACGATATCCGCGAGCGGGAGAACATGAACAAGCTGCCGAACGGGCAAGGCGGACAGTACCTTGTGCCGCTGAATATGGGTTCTGGAGGAAACAATGGACAGGCAATTCAAAATACTGCCGATTGAAGGCGGCAAGATAACGCAGGAAAACGGTGCGGTGTTCTTGGAAGGCTACGCGAACACCAAGAACCAAGCCGACAGGTACGGCGATATCCCGGCGGTCTACAAGGCGAAGCGCGATTATGTCTACGACCTCAAGGAGTATCTCAAAAACCCGGTGCTGCTAGTGGACCATGTAAACGCGGTGGACCACGTCGCGGGTTCGATGACAGAAATCCGCGAGGACCAGCGCGGGCTTTATTTCAAAGCCAAGTTCTCGGCGTCGGATTATCCGGTGGTGGAACACGCTCGCAGGATTTACACGGAGGGCCACGCGAAGGGTATCAGCATCGCTGGACGGTTCCACTACGAGAATCCCGACGCGCCGAACCAACTCACGCTGGCCGAGATATACGAGATTTCGCTGGTGGCGGTGCCCGCCGACCCCGACGCATTGGCGGAGGCAGTGAGCAAAGCGCTCAAAAGTTTGAGCGAATCCCAAAAAGACGGAGGAAACAAAATGGAAGCGACACAGGCATCCGGCAACGCGCCGGACGTAAACGGCTCCATAGCGGAGCTACGCAAGACCTTGGAGTGCAGGCTGGACGACTGCCTCACCAAGGAGAAAGCCGAGAAGCTGGTGGAGGACGTGGTAAAGCGTCTTCACCCCCAGCCGAGCGGCAGGCAGGTCCCGCCCCAGAGCCCGGAAGAAGTCATGGAACGGGCGGAAGCGTTCAAAAGCTCGCCGAAGAACATGGCTGAAAAGCCGTGGACCAGCGAGTACGGCAGGAAGTTCGGCAACATGCGGAATTTCCTGCTCGCGGCGAAAGAGCGGCACCCCATGCTGGCGGACGCGAAGGCCGTCATGACGGAAGGCACGCCCGCGACGGGCGGCTACGTCGTCCCGACCGAGTTCAGCTACGAGGTAATCCGGCTGCTAAAGGACGCGTCGCCGATAATGCAGTTGGCGAACATCCTGCCTATGTCCACATGGAAACGACAGCTGCCGCGCCAGTTGACGAGCGTGTCTATCGGCTGGGTGACGGAAGGCGGCACCAAGCCGACTACGAACCCGACCTTCGGGCAACTGGAGCAGGTCGCCAAAGTCATGGCTGCGGTAATCAAATGCACGGACGAGTTGCTCCGGGACACCGCAATCAATCTGACAGCGTTCCTGTCCGAGCTTATCAGCGAGGCGATGGCCCTTGAGATAGAGCGCGTCGCCCTGCTGGGCGACACAAGCGCGGGCGACCCGTTCACCGGCATCATCAAGGCTTCCGGCGTGAATGTGGTGTCTATGGGCAGCGCATCGGTCAGTTTCGACGACATCGCGGAGCTGATATTTTCGCTCAACGCGGCGAACTCGCAGGGCGCGGCAATCGCGCTGAGCCGCACCGGCCTTAAAAAGCTGATGAAGCTCAAAGACAGCCAGAACCAGTACATCTGGCAACCTCCGACGGGCAATATCCCGGCGACAATCTGGAACGTGCCGTATGTGATATGTCCGACGATACCGGCTAACCTCGGCACGGGGACGGACTGCACCGCCGCGATATACGGCAGGTTCAACCGAGGGCTGCTCATCTCGCCGCGCGAAGGCTTGGCGGTGAAGGTCTCACAGGACGCCTACGACGCGGGCGACAACTCGAACGCGTTCATGCAGGACCAGACCTGGCTGCGCTTCACGCAGGCGTTGTCGGTGGACGTGGCGCAGGGCTCGGCGTTCAGCTACCTGCTGTTCAAATAGGGAGGAGTTATGGAGACAAAGCTCTACAAAGTGAAGAAGCCGTTCGGCGGCTACATGGAAGGCGCGGTAATCCAACTGTCGGACGCCGACGCAGAGCGGCACAAGGATTTCCTTGAGCCGTTCAGAAAGGACAAAAAGGCGGACGCGCCGGGCGCGAAATAGCTATGGGGACAATGCTGCTGGCGGGGCCTGCGGTCGAGCCGGTGACGCTTGAGGAAACGAAAGCGCATCTGCGGGTTGAGTTCGCCGATGACGACGCGCTTATAGCGGGGCTGATAAAGGCCGCGCGGGAGTGCGCCGAGTCGGCTACCAACCGCAAGCTCATCACGCAGCGATGGCGGGTTTTTGAAGATAAAATCCCGTCCCCGCCGGAGTTCTGCCTCCCCTTCGCGCCAGCGCAATCCGTGGACTGGGTGCGGCTGTGGGATTCGGCAAACAACGGCATTGTCCTGTCGGCGACGGCTTATTCCTCGGACACGATAGGCGAACCGACGCGGGTTTATCTTAAGGACGCACCGACGGCGACGCTCCGGCTGTATAACGCCGTGGAAATAGCATTCACCTGCGGCTACGGCGCGACGGCAACCAACGTGCCGGAGCCAATAAGGCAGGCGGTGAAGCTCTTGGCGGCACACTGGTATGAGAACCGCATCGCCGTGTCGGAAGCCAGCCAGCAGAAGTTCGAAGAGTTGCCGCTGGGCGTGCAGTATCTGCTCGCGCCGTACCGGCTCTGGGGGCGGCAGTTATGAACCCCGGCAAGCTGAACCGGCGGGTTACGCTGCAACGGCAGACCACGGCGCGGGACGAAGTGGGCCAAGCCAAGGCGGTGTGGATGGATGTGTCGACGGTGTGGGCGGCAGTCCTGCCTTTGCGGGGCAGGGAGTATTTCGAGTCCGCGAAGGTGAACAGTGAAATTACGGTGCGCGTGGTAATCCGTTACCGCATTGACGTTAAACCGAGCTGGCGCGTGAAACACGGCGCGGACGCATACGACATCGTGGAAATTATAAATCCCGCCGATGGGAAACGGGAACTGCAGCTTATGTGCAAACGGGTGGCGTGATATGGGCGACATCGTGACGATAAAACTGGAAGGCATACCGGAGCTTGAGCTGGCGTTGAAAAACATACGCGGCGCGGAGCT